CAAGATTACAGTTACTGGAACAACTACATTCACCATAGATATAGATTCTAGTAACTTTGATGCTTTCACCATCCCAGTTACATGGATCCAGCAGATAGGATTATATCCACAAGTAGTTCCAGTATCAGAAGATAGCGATATGAATACAGCAGCAGTTAAGAATGTGTTGTAAACACGCGTGTTTTAGGAGTTTTTAATGCCAGATAATACACTTTCAACTTTAAGTAATATAGTTACCAAAGTAAGATATCTAACCAGAAGCCCATCAGAGAACCAACTTCCAGTAGCTCAAATAAAAGATTATGTGAATAATTTTGTTCTTTATGATTTCCCATTGCGGCTTAGAACGTTTTCATTAAAGAAAAATCTAACATTCTACACTCAACCTTATGTTGATATTTACCAAGAAAATACAATAAATACCAACGATCCACTCTATAATTTCAAGAATGAGTATATCTCCATTAAGCCGCCAGTGTATGTTTCTGGTCAGGAGATATTCTTTACTCAGTCTGAAGACCAGTTTTACAGGCTATATCCAAAAATTACTAACCAAGTACAAGTATCTACAGGCGATGGAATAACAACTTCTTTTTCTGGGACTATAACTGGAGTTCCTGTTTATAGGAATACAGTCATTATATCATCCCTGGATTCATCTAATTTAGGATTAACGGCAGTAGATTATCCTCTTTTTGATGCTATTACTGGAAACCCTAAAGATAATGGCTTCTTGGTTAATCCAGCCAATATAACATCAATCCTAGGCACAATAAATTATATAACAGGTGTATATACACTAAATTTCATTACAGCACCAGCAACTGCTCAACCTGTATATCTGCAAGCAGTTCAATATGCAGTTAATGTACCACAAGCTATGCTCTATTTTGATAGCAAGTTTGTTATAAGACCAGTTCCAGATAAGGCTTATGCAATACAATTAGACGTTATGCAACGCCCTAGCGAGCTAATGTCTAATAGCGAAATGCCAGAGTTTTCTGAGCTGTGGCAATACATAGCTTATGGGGCCGCCAAGAAGGTATTTGAAGACAGGATGGATCCTGAATCAGTGCAGATAATAATGCCTGAATTTAGCAAACAGGAGACGTTGTGTCTGAGTAGGACATATGACCAACAAAAGAATGAGAGAAGTTCAACAATCTACACTGATCAGACAGAGGCGCTAGTCTCGGGTTGGGGTAGAGGAGGATGGTTCTAATGGACACGCGTGTCATGGTAACAAACTCTTGTGGGTATTTTGTAGGCTTTGTAATTATTAGTTTAATTATTATTGGTGGAATATTTTTATTAAGCGGGGGAGATACCGATGGCATATAGTGCAACTAAACCAGATGCAGGGGATACAATTTCATCATCCCAGTCAGTATTGAAAGATAACTTTACAGCCATAAAAGCTTTGATAGATGTTAATCATGTGACATTTGGTCTATCAGATCAGGGTAAACATAATATTGTCACTATTCCACAAATTACAGTAACTCCTGGTTCTATACCTGTAGCAGTTGCTTCTACTGAATTTGCTTTTTATACAGCTACGCCTTCAGGAGGTGTGCCGGGTTTATTTCTTAGAACAAATCAAGCAACAGCTGGCACTGTTACCGGCGATATAAATCTAACTCTAGCGGGAAAAACTGATCCTGGATGGTGCAGGCTACCTTCAGGAATATTGATGAAGTGGGGATCAGCAAATACAACTAACGCTGGATCACAGTCTATTACCTACACTGTAGGCGCTACTATTCCGGTATTTGCTCATGTTTACGCGGTGCAATTAGCGCCTGTAAATACTGACAAAGATACAATGGTTTGGTTAGTTTCTTATGGATCTACAACTACTTTTGATGTTATTAGTACAGACGTAAGAACTGGTGGGCATAATAAGGCTGCTGCATTAACTTATCTTGCCATAGGAGATTAACATGGCAATGGATAGATTTCTAATTGGCCCTACTCTTGATGAAGGATTACGTACCGACCTGAAAGCCTGGCAGATTCCGGACGAAGCATATGCTGAACTCACTAATGCTTATATTTTTAGAGGACGATTAAAGAAGCGCATTGGGTCACTATATACAGGAACCACAGCTACTGGGCAATTAGGATCTAGACTCAGAGTTTTGTTAAATACGACTAATGGGTCTGGAGCACTATCAGGAACTGCACCTGGAGCTAAATTTAAAATAGGCCAACAGTTCTCTATAGGTACTGAGATATTTACAGTTCAAGCCCTAGGGACTCCAGTGACTATGTTAACGACTGGAGCAGGTACAGGTACTTTCAATACAACTACGGGCGCCTATGCCTTTACTGGATGTGCTTTAACGACAGCAGTTTATTATTATCCAGCTGAACCAGTCATGGGCTTAACGCAGTATGAAAAGGGTACAATACACAATCAAACAGCTTACGCATTTGATACACAGTTTGCATATAAATACTCTGGTGGATCATGGTTAAGAGATGGAACCATGGTCCTTACTGGAGCAAATTATAACTTTGTATGGTCATATAACTGGGATGGTGTATTAGCTAGTTCTACTGTCTTATTTACTACTAACTTTAATGTTGATGCAACCATAGCAAGCCCAAATGGCGATTCCATGTACTATTACGATGGAACAAATTGGACAGCATGGCGGCCTCAATTTATTACATCAGGAACGGCCAATGCGAATATGATTCAGACATGTAGGATCATCATTCCATTTAAGGATAGATTATTGCTTTTAAATACCATAGAGAGCGACTCTGCTGGTACAGTAAATTATGAGTACACTAATAGATGTAGATATTCTCAAAACGGGTCTCCACTGAATGCTAATGCCTTTCAAGAACCCAACCAGACTACTTGGCTTGGCGGTGGTTATATAGACGGCCCAACTGAAGAAGATATTATAGGCGCAGAATTAATTAGAGATAGGTGCATAGTATATTTTGAGCGCTCAACGTGGGAGATAGGCTATACAGGTAACGAGGCAGTTCCATTTATTTGGCAGCAGATTAATACAGAACTTGGTAGTGAGGCACAATTTTCCAGCATTCCATTTGATAAATTCATTCTTAATGTAGGGCCTAATGGCATCCAATCATGTAATGGTATAAATGTTGATCGTATAGATGACAAGATCCCTGATGAAGTCTTTAATATTAGAATTAAGAATCAAGGCATGCAACGAGTTGCTGGAGTAAGAGATTACTATACAGAAATGGTTTATTGGACTTATCCAACAGATGATAATGCTAATGCAGTTACATATCCCAATAAGATGTTTGTTTTTAACTACAAGAATGGAACATGGGCATTAAATGACGACTGTATAACAGCTTTTGGATACTGGGAGCAGCAAACAGATATTACCTGGTCTGAGATACAGGGAACATGGGCAAAGAATAATCAAACATGGTCGTCTAATGTCAATGCAGCTCAATTTAGGCATGTTATAGCTGGTAATCAACATGGTTATGTAACAGAACTTTCTCGTGATACATCCAGTCAAGTAGGCAATTTATCAGTAACAAATGTAACTTATACAGCTGGAACTCAATCTGTAAGTTTAAGAGTAAATGACCATTCATTGGCTATAGGTGATTATATAAAGTTGGAAAACTTTAATGGCTCAAGTCTTTCAGGCACAGACGGGTCTGGTATATATCAAATCAATAATGCTACCACTGACAAAGACAATATTGTGCTTAATGGCTTTAATGCAGATCCTGGTATTTACACTGGTGGTGGAACTATCGCTAGGGTTCCTGCAATAAATATAGTTTCTAAGGAATGGAATCCTTATAAACAACAAGGCAGGGATTTCCAACTACTCAAGATAGATTTTGGTGTTGAGAAGACTACATCAGGCCAGGCAACTATTGATTATTATCCATCACATACCAATGTGGTTCTTGGAAGTAATACACTTGACACATCACCATATACATTAATCCCATTAGAGGCATCCCAACGTTTATTATGGCATCAAATATTTTTTAATGGCGAGGGTGATAGTGTACAAATTAGAATCTACTTATCTGATACACAAATGAAAGACGTAGCGATAGCAGAGTCTGATTTCACTCTTGAAGGTTTAATTTTATATACCCAACCTACGAGAGTGAGGTAATCCATGGCAGGACAAAATAGAGGCGATTTTATAACTACAACTCAATCTTGGGATGTCACAGAACTTAAACAGATGGATGTCAGTAGTGATAAGTTTAAGGAGTTATTTGTCAGAATGTACCAACAACTCAACAATATGGCCCAAAGTATAAACACAAAAGGGTCAGGTCGCTTTAATACGCAAGAATTTGCCACTGGTGAAACGTTTTATCCTTCGCCAAGTATTTCATCAGCAACAAATGCTAACGCAGCTCCTAGGCCAGTTTTTAGAAGAGTTTTAAATATGTTGCCATCAGGTACGCTTCCCAATACAGGAACCTTGACAGTAGCCCACGGTTTAACATTTAATTCTGCTAATACACTCACTAGGCTTTATGGAGCAGCAACAAATGCGGCAGGAACATCTATGATACCAATACCATATTCTTCACCAACTGCTGCTAATAATATTGAGTTATATGCCGATGCAACGAATATTTATCTTATAACTGGAAGTAATAGAACTAGTTATACTAAATGTAATGTGATAATAGAGTTCTTAAAAAATTGAATTGGAGTAGTCATGAATTTTGGACAAATGTTATTTGGTAGTAAAGGGAAGATGAACCAGTATGCAACTATGGATCCTCAACAATTAGGTGCATCTAATCAATTCCTTAACCAAGCTCAGCAAGGTTTGCAAGATCCATATGCTGGATTTGCCCCAATAGAACAACATGCACGCAGTCAATTTCAGCAAGGTCTACCATCACTTGCTGAGAGATTCACTTCTATGGGCCAAGGAGCTCGTAGATCTAGTGGGTTTGCATCAGCTATGGGTAGAGCAGGGGCAGGTCTAGAAGAGAGCTTAGCAGCAATGAGATCTCAATATGGCATGCAGAATAGAGGGCAGATGATGCAACTAGGACAGATGGGAATGCAACCAAGATTTGAGAACATGTATCAATCAGGGTCACAGGGATTAATGCAGCAACTTGCTCCTTTGTTGGCTCAATTAGGAATGGGTGCGGCCACTGGTGGCATGACTAGCGCGGGACTATTTGGCAGGAATATGATGAATCAATTCCAGGGTGGCCAAGGTATGGGCTCTTTATTGCCAATGCTTATGATGATGGGAGGGCAACGATAATGGCAGGAATATTACCAGCACCATTTAATCTTGGTGGAGAGATAGGCAAAAGTATTAGGACAGGATTATCTGGTGGGCTCAATACATTAGCCCAATTTAAGTTAAATGAAATGATGAAACGTCAGCAAGAAAGTGTAAGTAGTGAGAGTTATAAAAAGTTAGGCCTTCCGGATATATCATCACAGCCAGAGAAGATACAACAGATTATTCTTAATAGGTACCTAGAAGAGCATCCAGAATATTTCGACAATCTGAGTGGTGGACAGGGCCAGGGACAAATGAACCCCATGCAACAGCAAAGCCAAATGCAAGGGCAACAAACTATGGGGCAATTAGGCCAAGCTTTTCAGCAACCACAAGGCCCAACTAACGCTAATGATGCAATGGCTAATGCTATGCAGCAACAGCTAGGTATGCAACAACCAGCGCTAATGGGGGCAACACCAAGTTATGCCACAGGCGGCGGTGCCACAAGTGCTAGATATGGATATATACCTCGCACTAGAAAAGAAAAAGCCGATTACTTTAAATTTATAACTAATCAAGAAATGGCTAAGCAGAAAGAGATTAAGGGCGATACTAAGGGTTTTAGGAAAGATTTACAAAAGCTATACCAATCAGATGTTGAAATTAAAGAAACTGCGCAGAAGGCTTTAAGCCTACTAAGTACCGGAAAGACAAGAGCAGGAATAGCAGGTTACGCACCTTTGTGGGGCGCTGGAAAAGAAACTAGGGAATTAGCCAAAATTTATTCTGAACTTGCAGGTAGAAAAGCAGCAGAGGGTGGCGGTATCCAATCTAGGGCAAGAATTAGATTGGCAGAAGCCCAGAAGCCAAGTCTTGATATGCCAATAGAGGCGCAAGAGGACATGTTGCGCGATATTATAAATACATCTAAAAAGAGGGGCCTTGCTATGAGAGACATAGCGAGGGATATAACGCGTAGTAATAATGGTGTTATTCCTGAGAACTATGAAGACATGGTTTATGACCAATATCGCAAACTGCATCCAGACATGATTGAAGACAATCAGCAGCCAGCCATACAATGGTCAAGGACACAAGCTCACGAGGAAGACTTTGTAGACCAACTTGCTAGAGTTGGTGGTACAACAGCAGCCAAAGTTGGACAAGGAGCAATCACAGGATTGGGCAATTTAGCTCAAGCAGGAGCTGGTTTAACGGATTATGTTGCTGGTAAGTTTGATGCACAACCAAATATTGGCGAGGCTGTAAGGAAATACTCACCGTTGCCAACATCTGAAAGTGTTTCCAAACGTTTATCTCAGTGGACTAATGGTAAAACCAATCCACAATCAACGGCCGAAGAGTATTTATATAATATTGCTGAACTTTTTGGATCTATGTTTATGCCAGGTGCAGCAGCAGGCAAAGTAGCAACTGGATTAGGCAAAATAGGATTGGGCGCCGATAAAGCATCTAAAGTAATTAAGTATGCGCTCCCATTCTCTGGATCAACAGCTACTCCAGCCAAAATGCTTGCGGCAGCTACAGCTGGTGAAACGGCAAGGTCGGCTACAGAAGTTTTAGGCGGTGGTTCTGCGTCTCAAATATTAGCGCAAGGAGCAGCTATGTTGGCGACCGGAAGTGCAGGCACTAGAGCTAAAACAGCAGAAGAAGCTTTAACCTTGATGGATAAGGCACGCAAGGGCTTTGGAGATATCAAAGTTGATAGTAGGCCTACTATCAATTCTTTAAGGGAAATCAAGCAACATGCATCTAGAACTAATCACCCTTACGCTAAAGAGTTGAGTGATGTTGTTGATGAAGTTATTGGTGGTATTGAAAAATCCCAAGAGACGCAACTGCGTGGACGTGGAATGGTATCAACTTACAATCACCGAGTAGTAGACCTTATCGATGCAGCTAAGAATATAAATTCAAGATATGGATGGTCACTGGAGCCTAAGATATCTGGTGCTAAATTTACTCCTGCAGAAATGCGACCAGCCCTAGGGAAAATAGTCAAAACATTGGATGAAACTATAGCTAGAGCAGCAAAATTAAGTCCAGAAGCAGAAGAGGCTGCAAGAAGTTATTTTACTGGAAAAGATATATATAAGGCATTGAACACTCATAGCAAGACGGCGCAATTTTTTATAGATAATGCAGATATATCCTCCGCCTTCGCAGCGCATCATAGTTGGCCATCTACTATATTTAATTTAATAAAAGGAACAGTAGCTTACACAGGACGTGATATTTCTAAGGTAGAGTCATTATTTAAGACTACGGTTGGTAGAAATGCTTATTTGAAGGCAATTAAATCTGCCGCAATGAATGATAGGAATGGTTTTATAAGATCAATGACTATTCTTGGTAAGATTTCTAGCAAATAATTATATATTAGGAAAGGATTATACCATGAATCCTTTCCTAATAGCAAATAATCCTAATATACTTATACTTACTAAAGCAAGTGAGAAATTTATATAACCGAAGATAAAGCCAGCAAACAAC